AAAAAAAAAAAACAAAAAAATAAAAAAAAAATGACAACAAAGGAATAAAAATAACTATGAAATCAGATATAATAGTTATAGCTTTAATCTGGATATTCTCATTTATTATTTACGGAATCTGGAATAAATATATAAATGGGGATATAAAAAGAAAATCAAATAAAAGGGGTAGAGAAAAAAGGAAAAATAAAAAGTTGTAACAAACTAGGCAGAACTAACATATTTTTCCAGAATTAATTCCTATAATAAAACATATGAATATTATATCAGGAGTAATAATTTTAATGGGATATGTAATTTTAATTGGTATTGTCCTTGGTAGCATCTATCTTGGAATTAAGTGGTAAAAAAAAGGAATCAGGAGTTAAAATCATGATTGTACTAAAAATCATAGGAATCATTGCAGGATTTATTTTTATAACATCTTGGCTGACAATAGTTATTTCAGCTGGAGTTTCAGCTGGATTAAAAAATTATTTTGACAAGGTTTCGAAGAAATGATTGTGATTAATAAGTGGAATGGAAAACTATATAAAATCCTGAATGATTCAGGAAATAACATTGAACTGAAAAGATGTTCTGACGAGGTAGTCATCTCCATATCTAAGTCAGAATACCTCTTTTCATATAAACCTTACAAACAAAAAACTTGAAAAAGTTTCTCTGGAGTTTTAACACCTTCCCACCCACTCCAGAGTTTTTTTATTTTGACTTTAAGCAATAAAGAATCTTGATATAAAAGGAGGTAGTCAAAATGGATTTCTTCAAGAAAACATGGGTAACAATTGTAGCCTTTGCATTTATTATCATTGGCGTTGTTGTCCTGCTTCTTGGCGGTATTTCTGTAGGTGAGATTAATAATGTTGTTGAGCTCATTGCAGGAATTATTTCTGCAATCGGTCTTTTGATAATTGCAATCAAAAAGCTTTTGCAGAAAAAAGACACCACAAAGAAGTAAATGTTATTGTTTTTAAGTCTGGATTAACTTAAACTTAGTCTTCATTCAAAGTTGGTCCAGACTTTTTTATTTTTAATCATGGATGGTAATTTGATATGGAAATCAAAATTAAAAGAATTGAAAACGGAAAACTTCCTGAATACAAAACAATTGGAAGTGCTGGAGCTGATTGTTATGCTAGAATCAAAAAAGATGTAATTATTAAATCTGGAAAAAGTGGAACTATTCCACTAGGATTTGCAGTAGAAATTCCTGACGGATATGAAATGCAGATTCGCGGTCGTTCTGGTCTTGCATCAAAATCAGGAATAGAAGGATTTACGGGAACGATTGATTCAGATTACCGCGGGGAAGTTTCCGCAATTCTTTTTAATCATTCTGACAAAGATTTCATTGTTAAAAATGGGGATAGAATCGCGCAGGCAGTAATAGCTCCAGTAATTAAAGCAGAATGGTATTTAACAAATAAATTATCAGAAACAGAAAGAGGGGAAGGTGGTTTTGGTCACACTGGAATTTCTGAAGAAAAGAAAATTGAAAAGTTTTATGAACCTTTTACAAGGATTTCTGAAATTGAAAAATTACTTGGTAAAGACATCATTCTGGACAATAAAATTCAGGGAAAAGTAAATGCGGTTTATTATTCAGGCGGGTTTATTTCTGTTCAATTCACTCTTCTCAGGGATAATTTATGTTGTGGCGATTCTATCAAAATGAGCATCGTTGATGCCTTTGAAAGAGTCAAAATAGATGGTCATAGATTTGGCAGGGAAATTAAATTTGAGTGATTACTATAAAAATAACAAAGAATATTGTCTTGAATATGTAAAAGAATATTATTCAAAACATAGAGATGAAAGAAAAAAATATTTGAAGGAGTATTACCAAAAACATAAGGAAGAACTCCAGAAAAAAGGTAGAAACTACTACCGAAAAAAATGCGGGCTAAGGATTGAAAAATGAAAACGCAAGAACCAAGAAGTTTATTAACTGATTTTCCTTTATTGATAGACATTAATCCTGATTTGATTGATGTCTTTGTTATCTGGAAAAAGAAGTTTGAAGAGAAAACCGGTAGAGTTCCTAACAATATGGATTATATGTATGCGGGTTATATCCTTTCAAATCCTATTGTCAGGGAACAATACAAGGAAAATGAAAAAGTAATTAATAGGAGTTGAAACCATGAATAGATTAAATATAGGCCGATGTTCCAGATGTATCATGAGTGAAGTTAAACCGGTAATTAGGAATAACAAAATCTATCGTTTCAGATTCTGCAATAAATATCAAAAATGGTGCAGGGGCAGTTCAGCTCATTGTCCTGCTTCCCCTATGGGAATTAAATTAGCTGAACTAGAAAAATAAACTATTTTGAATCTGGATTTACTCCAGATTCTTTTTTATTTAATTTGTAGAAAATTGTTGATTAAAAATATAAAGTAGTTTATAATCTTAATTAATGGGACATGGGAAATCCCATTAAATCTATTTTCTGGTTTCCTGATTCCAGACATAAAAATCAGGAAGTGAGGTTTATATGAAAAAGATTTTTATTACTAAAGAGCAGATTGAAGCCCTTGAAAAAGCAAATGATTCAGTTCGTGGTACTTCTGACTATGGAAAGTATTATTCTGAATGTGAATGGAAGAATGACAAAGGATTCTGGAAATATATAGGTCATGGAATCTGTCACGCTGGATATCTGAAGAAGGTTCGTGGTGAAATTTTTATTTACGAAGAAGATTCTAAAAACAGATACAGACTCACTCCTGAACTTCTTTCATTCTTTGGAATTACTCCAGAAACTTTTAACCCACCTAAGAAAATCAAGAAAGAAAAGAAACCTGCTCCACAGAAAACCTTGAAGCAGGAACTTCGTGGTCTTGACCCTTTGGAAAAAAGAGATTATTTGAAATTCCTTTTCAATCGTACAAGCTGGGAATTTATTTTTTATATCCTGCCTTGTGACCCAGAATATCAGGAATTGTTAAAAGACCCTGATTTTCATGAGGGTGATTTTAGCTCGCTCTACGAAATGGGTTTTGATTCTTGGGAAAAGGTTCGTGAACTGGCTCTGGAATGTTCAAAAGAGAACATCAAAAATGAAAAATATGATTCCAGAAAAATCATCCAGAGAGTTAATAAAATCATGAATATAGTATAAAAAGGAATTCTGCTTTCTGGTCCTGAAATCCCTGACTTATTTGTCAGGGATTTTTTTTATTTATCAAAATCAAAAGATAATATATAATCTTTTTCATGGATGGAAATAATTTTGAAATTAATGAAGAGTTTCTGGAACTCGTGATAAATCAACCCCATTATCTTGGTTGGTTGATTGGAAAAGAAAAGCTGACTCCTTTACATTCTGAATGGATTAAATATTGCTGGGATTCAAAAGAACCTAGAGCTTTGCAGGCTTTCCGTGGTGGTTATAAATCTACCGCAATAGACCTTGTTGGAACTATCAGGAATTTTCTTGTGAATCCTAACGAACGAGTAGCTTTGATTCGTAAATCATATCAGGATTCTTGTACCATTGTTTCTGCGGTAAAGCAGGCAATGGAGCTTTCACAAGTTAAAAAATTATTTGAAGTAGCTCACGGATTCACACCTAAAGCCACCATGGCAAAAGAAGGTAAACTCAGATACAATTTCAAAACAACAATTACTCCAGAAGTTTCACTGACTGCTCATGGAATTGATGGTTCTTTGACCGGTATGCATTATGATAGAATTATCTGTGACGATATTATCACATTAAAAGATAGAATCTCAAAAGCAGAGCGGGAAAAGACAAAAGAAATGGTCAATGAAATTGCTACAAATATTATTGACCCTGACAAGAACTCTATCTGGATTGGTACACCTTGGCATAAAGAAGATGCTTGGGTAGAAATAAATAAGTTCGCAGACATCGCAACCTATCCTCTTCCAGAATTTAATTTTTTAGGTCCTGATGCTATTGAAAAAAAGAGAAGGACCACAACACCTTTTCTTTATTCTGCCAATTATGAACTTGAGATTCGCAGAGATGAAACAAGTCTTTTCTCTGAACCAAAAATGGCGGAAGGCTGGGATTATACAAAAAGGTCTTATGCTCATATTGACTGCGCCTATGATGGAAATCACTTCTGTGCCCTGACAATAATTTCACCTCTGGATAATGACGACCCAACTCTAGCAAAGAAGTTTCAAGGGATTGGTTTTACATATCCTGGTAATTGTAAGGCTTGGGCAAATGAGGTCGCAAGACTTTACAAGAAATACAAATGTAGATTCCTGCTCAATGAAACAAACCCAGACAAGGGTTATTTTGCAAATCAAATGGAAAAGCTGGGAGTCAGGACCAAAACCTATGCAGAATCAGAAAATAAACATATAAAGATTTCCACAAATCTTTACGAATACTGGGATTCTATTTGCTGGAGTCCAGACACTGACCCTGAATACTTAAATCAGATAATTGATTATAGGGAAGGTTCAGAACCAGACGATGCACCAGATTCATGCGCTACAACGTTCAGGGAAATCTGTAAACCAAACAAATCAAAAAGTCACGCTCTTTGGTCAATGTAGAAATAAAAATACTTTCATTTTTCTGCTTTATGTAATATTATTGGAATTGGAGGAAAGTGAAATGATAAAAGTATTTTTAGTTGTAATTTTAGCATTGATTCTTACCTGCATAATAATGTTCATAATAATTAAAAGTCAGGAATCCAAAAACAAAGAACTTCAGAATCAGATGGATGATTGTAAAAGTTCCTATTTTGAATTAAATAATAGATTTGAAAAACTTCTGGAGGAAAATGAAATTGAAAAGAAACATAACAAAGAGCTGGCGGAAAAACTCGCTAATATTTCTTGTATGTCTATTAACGATGTTCTTGCTCAGTTGCAAAACGACTAAGGAAATCCAGATAAAGTATTATGTTCCAGAAATCAACCCGCCAGAGTTTCCAAAACTTCCAGATTATGAAATAACTGAAAATGGGATTCTGGTTAAAGATGAAAATTATTTTAGACAATTGTTGATTTTCAAAGAGTCGTACAAATCTGAAATAAATAAATATAATGAGA